TCCCCATACTTAACTGTATTTCTGATAATATCCCATAAAAATTTATCCAAGTTAACAGTATTAAATAAATTTTCTATTTCCTTCATTGCCATAGCATTTTCAGTTACAACAGTCCACTTTTCATTTCTAGGACCCCTTTGGGAAGAATCATCAGCATAAATATCAAAAGCTGCTCCAATCTCAGGGTACTCATCCATCTCCTCATATTCTTTATATCGTCTCCTCCGATTCATCTCCAATTGGGGAAGAACAGGATTTCGTGATACCCCTCCTATAGCAGGAGATTCCTCTGAAGTATCCTTAATTATTTCTGTATTGATAACAGTATCTCCCGTAACGTGGGAAATCTCTCCATTATCAATAGATTTAGCAGCAATTTTTTGAGTTTTAGTGGCAAAGAATTTAGCAAAGAATTTACCTACTGGGCCTGTAGGAGTAAAAAATCCCCCTGCTCTACTAGCAGTCCCACCAAAATTAGTGTACCCCTCTTCTAGAGGTTCTTGTTCGTCGTTTACTTCATCAGCCATTTTAAATCTTCCTTAGTCACTCCACCATAGGCAGTTTTAAGAGTTGCTTTAGTCATTTTACTTGGCATAGGAGGGCTTTCTTTATGTGGAATTTTTGCAACGTGTTCAATAGGAGTAGTATCAAGTAAATTCTTATATCCATGAATAGCCAAAGCAAGACTCATAATTAAATCATCATGTTTCCCTTTTTCTGCTTTAGGTTTACCCCCCTGTGCAATGATAAATGTCATAAGTTCATCACATGTTCTAATAGAATTAATTTTAATCACATCAGTTCTTAATGCTTCTTCTAGATCAGCCAAGATAGTTTCTCTATTTTGTGCTGTGACTTGAAATCCAATTTCATCTTTATCATCATACCATAAATTTTCGTACTCATAAATATTATATAGCCAATCTATCAAGTTATTTCCTATGGTATTTCGTTCACATATAACACTCGCTACATTATATAGCATCCCTTCAGCAGCAATAATTTTAGCAAAATCATTAATTGGAGTTCGGTTAGAATAGAACTCTGCAACCTGCTGCCCATTATACATATTTATTACATGAAAAGCTGAATAGTCTCGATCCCTCCCTAAAGAGGTATCACATGAAATTATATAAGAATAAAACGGTTTTGGGTCTTGCCAAATACGCATTCTATTGTTGTACTTTATATAATAGTCTTCGCTTACCTCAGAAGCTATCTGTTGAAGCACTTCTCCGTTAACATAAGTATCTCCTGTTCCCAGAAAAGAACATTCATATTCTTGCATCCACTGCTTTAAAGGAAGGTTTGCCTTGGTTGTTTTTTCCCACATATCAACATCAAGGTTCTTTTCGCTCATCTCTTCATATAGTTGAGAATATCCTTCTTGGCGCATATACTCAGGATGCTCTTTCCAATGAATATCAATAGCATTAAAGGCATTTTTTTCAGAAACAGCTTGTTCGTATACTTCGTGATACCAGTTACCTATACCATTTACAGTAGAAAGAACAAAGGCTCTACCCCCTGTAGAAATGATAGGATATACCGCAGCCCAGATACTATCAATATTATCAATGAAAGCAGCTTCATCAATTATAAGCATGGACCCCGCTAGGGATCTACCTGACTGCTTTCCAGAAGGTCTGGATTTGATAACTGATTGAGTACATAATTTTAAAGTATGTTTGTTATCTTCCACAATGCCTGGTTTTAAGAAACGAGGAAGTTCATCATACATAATTTTAATTCTATCAAGAACTTCTGTAGATTCTGCATCTCCTTTTGATAAGATTACAACCGATTTATGTTTTTGAAATAATACCATCCACAAGGAATAAGCGGACGCAATAGTAGTACATCCTGCTTGTCTAAATTTACGAAGAATATTAAATCTATTCGCTTCTAAAGAATCAATAATTCTCTCTTGAAACGGATAAAGTTTAAAGGGGACCAATCCCCGAACGGGATGAATTACTTTAATATAATTACAGATAAAGTAAATTGGGTCTTCTTTACACTTCTTAAATTCAGCTAATAATTCTTCTTTTCCCATAAAAAATATACTGTACTATGTTATAATAGTAAAAATGAATATATACGCTTTTATTTGTACTAGGTCAAGAGAAGGAGTTTCTATGACAACTCATAGACTTCTATCTTTCTTATCTAGCTGTTCTATAAATATATTTTTATTAGCTAACCAGAAATCAATTTTTACTGGATATAAAGCAGCTTTTGATAAAGTAAATCCTAACCCCGAAGATATAATCATTTTATGCCACGATGACATAGAAATTAGGGAGAATCCTCAAGTCTTTGTTCAAAAAATGAAGGATTTACTTCAAAAGGAGAAGGCTGGGTTCATTGGTCCTGCTGGTACTACCCACTTAGGAGAAGACGCAGTATGGTGGGAGCAGGGAAGGTGGCAACAAGGACTTCATAAAGGGAAAGTTACCCATTTAGCTGACTCTAAATTTGGAGAAAGCCAACAACAAGAGGAATATTTAACCTATTACGGTCCACCTGAAGACGTAGTGGTCCTAGATGGTCTGTTTTTGGCACCCAAAGCCTCTTTATTGACTGAAATCGGGCTAGAGAAGCCCTCTTATTTTGTAGGAGATTGGGATTTCTACGATATTCACTATACTTCTCAAGCCCACCTCAAAGGATATACAAATACCATCTTAGATATGGATATTGTACATCATTCTAGAGGAGAAATAGTTGGTAAAGATTCTTGGCATAAAAATCGAGAAGCTTTTATCAATCATACCACCTTACCCTTGTATATAAAATGAGACATCTTTTTCTTTGCATCGTATTTTTATTAGGAGTTAATATGGCATTCGGACAAATCAACCCGCAACCACCTCTTGGTGGAGGGCATCCTCCTCCCCCAGCAACAGGATCAGGCCAATTTAAGGGTGGAGCCCTTGGGGCATGGCAGGCGAATCCACCCCTCGGCTGGATCCCCTTTGGATCTAGGGTAGGAAGTAACCCTATTCTAACCCCAGGAAATGGGTTTGTTTTACCTCCTCCTTCATTTCCAGGGAAATATCCAAAAGCAATAGCAAGATGGGATGTGGTTCCTTATCAAGTAATTGATGAGCCTTTTAGAATAGGGGTTGTTGCTTTTCATGTGAGGGGAATTAAAGAAGTTAAATTTTCTCTTGAAGGAGGACCTTGGACCAGTGTTAAATCCATGACACTTAATCCTAGAACTGGGGTAAAAGAATATTGTGCTACTATAGATCCCGCTTTACTTCCTGATGGACGTTTTGAAGTACAAGCAATTGCTTACCCTAATGTTGGAATCCCCAGGGTTTTAGCGGGAGGTTATTCTTTTGATCCAAACCCGCAAAAAGAAGCAGACCAGGGTATCTATTTTGAGGAGATGAATAGAGGAACTCATTCTTTATTATTACATGCAAATTCTGGAGGAACTTTAGTAGGACCAACTGTATATGTAAGTCCTACAGGTGATGACACTCAGGATGAGGAATTAGCAGGCGCAGCAGGTATTAATAATCCTGTTCAAACAATTGGGTTCGCGTTACGCTGCTTGAGTTTTAAAGCTAACTACGGTAAATATGGGACAATTATTTTACGAGATGCTGGGAAATATCAAGCTGGGAAAACTAAAGGTAGTGCAAACGTAGGCTGTGACACTTCTGATTCTTATATAACTATAATGCCTGATCCTTCTTTGGGTGTAACTAATGCTAAAGATGGAATAGTAGAAGTAGATCAAGAAGGTTTTGGAACAAATCTTCCTGAAAAAACAGCTATTCAATTACGACATAAATTACATTGGAAAAATATATCTTTTGATACTAGTAAATTTGCTTTATTAGGTACAGGTAACAGAGAAGTAACTTGGCTTGATGGCTGCTTTCTTTGGCACAGGGATTGGGCAGCTTATGATCCTGTCATGAGTATAAACTTTTTATATTATGTTACTGATTGTGATGTAGAGAATCGAATGTTTGGTTATTTAAGTGGGGCTTTAATAAGAAACTCCACGGTAAAAAATTGTACAGGAGATGCATTTAAAAGACCCAATTTTCTTATTAATTGTACGATAGATGATATGGATGGAGATATTTTAACTTTTCACACGGATGCTTGGCAACATTTTATGACTTGGGATGATCCACCCACCAAGCCCCATGATAATATAATTACTTATGGTCTTACAGGTATTAATTTAAAGAAAACTCAAGATCTATTTATCAGTACAAATGAAAAATGTAAAAACGTAGGCACCCAAGAGAATCCAATCTGGCGTTGTCCCCCTGATAAAAGCATTATAAATATGGCTTTTGTTGATTGTACTTTTGAAAATAATTGTGTGGAACCTAATAACTGGGGAGGGCCTCCTTACTCACAATTTGCTGGGAGATGGTTCCATGTATTAATTCAAAATTGTTCATTACCTTACCAAAGATTAGTACTGAGAGATGATATAACAAAGAATCCTAGAGACCCGTTGTTTAATGGTCATACGCAAAGCGAGTGGTGGGAAGCAGAAGAGTTTCTTATCAAGGATTGTCTCTTAAATTATAACACTTATAAAAAATATATTACTGACGGAGATGTCCCGCCAGGAACAAAATTTGTTAATTGTACGCCTGGACCTACAACGTGCCCGTAGCTTTATAAAGCATCTATGAGTTTAATGATCCATTCTTCTACTACCAAAGAGTAGAGAAGATAAAGAACAAGAACTCTAGAACCTACTCTGAAAGCCCATTCAGAGATAGTAAAAACCTCATCAAAGGCTACAGTAATTAGCTGGGTGCTCCTGTCAAAAACTGTATTA